AGGATGGAAGGTGTAGTCGCTCATTCTAAGGGTGATGCACCAAGAGCTAAAGCAAGTTTAAAAAGGTGGCATTGCTAATGAAAAACGGACTATACGCTAATATTCATGCTAAACAAGAACGCATCAAGCATGGATCTAAAGAACATATGAACCCAGTCGGTAGTAAGAACGCACCAACTGCAAAAGATTTCAAAGAATCTGCTAAAACTGCTCGTAAAGACACAATCAAGGAAGCGATGAAAAAACATGGAGCATATTAAACGAACTTATAAAAAAGAAGATGCAATGTTGCGTCCTCATGTTGAAACTACCTATGAGCGTCAAGCAAGAGAAAGAGCAGAAAGACGCAAGAAGATTCAAGATACTCTCAACAAAGTGGTGAAAGACAGGTTTTAATAGTAAAATCACACAATCTTAACTAACTACTTGGAAAAGATTATGACCGAAAAAGTATCGAAGTCTGTAGACAACCTAAATAGAAATGGTAGACCTAAAGGAATACCTAATAAAGTCACACAAGAGGCACGAGAACTCGTTAAAAACATTCTTGATGCTAACCTACCTAAGATTCAAGAGTGGCTAGAATTAACTGCTAATGGCATTAGAGATGAGAACGATAAATACATTGTTTATCCTAATCCTGCTAAAGCGTGTGATATTGTTCAAAACTTAATTGAATACACAGTTCCTAAATTAGCAAGGACTGAAATGGTCGGTGATGCTAAACAACCTATGCAGATTGCAATCAGTTGGAAGAAGTCGAGTTAAACTACGCACCTCGTGATGTTTTTACTGACTATCACGACAGAACCCAAAGATGGGCTTTTATTCTTGCACATAGACGAGCAGGTAAGACTGTTGCTTGTATTAATGACCTAATAGTTAGAGCATTATTAGAAAACAAACCACAAGCACAATACGCTTATATAGCACCATATTACAGACAGGCTAAGACAGTTGCATGGACTTACCTTAAATACTTTGCTGAACCAGTTTTAATGAATAGTAACGAATCAGAGTTATATATTGAGTTAATTAATGGTGCAAAGATAAGATTATTCGGTGCTGATAATCCAGACGCTTTACGAGGCTTGTACTTAGATGGAATTATTCTTGACGAATATGCTGACATGAAACCTAGTGTATGGGGTGCAATTGTTCGGCCATTGTTAGCTGATCGTAAGGGATGGGCAACATTCATTGGTACACCTAAAGGACATAATAACTTTTATGAGATGTACAAGTTAGCAAAGTCTAGTGATGATTGGTACTGCACAGTATTGAGAGCTGATCAAACAAATATCTTAGACAAAGAAGAATTGCTTGATGCTCAGAAGTCAATGTCACCAGACCAATACGAGCAAGAGTTCTTATGTTCCTTTGAGGCATCCATCATTGGTGCTTACTATGGTTCACAACTCAGACAGTTATCAGACTTAGACCGCATAACGCAAGTTGCGTATGATCCTAAATACAAAGTGATGACATTCTGGGACTTAGGTTACTCAGACGATACAACTATTATCTTTGCCCAAATTATCTATGGTGAGATAAGAATTATTGACTATCACTCAAGCAATGGCAAATCTATACCTTTCTATACAGGTTTAATTGAACAAAAAGAATATGTGTATGACACACATTGGCTGCCACATGATGCTAGAGCTAAAACCCTTGCTAGTGGTGGTAAGTCTATTATTGAACAGATGGCTGCCAAGATTCCATTAAAGCAAATGAAGATTGTCCCTAGTCTTAGCCTACAAGATGGTATTCAAGCAACTCGTATGGCCTTGCTCAAGTGTTGGTTTGATGCAGAAAAGACTGAAGAACTAATCGAGTGCTTAAAACAGTATCAAAGAGAATATGACGAAGATAAGAAAGTCTTTAGAGATAAGCCTAGACATGACTGGGCATCACATGGTGCAGATGCTATGAGGATGTTAGCAATAGCCTGGTCAGAAGAAGTTAAGACTGTTGACAAAGAGAAGGCCATCAAAGGAATGGGTGTTGGTGGTGCTAATACTATGACCATGAACGATATGTGGAAAGAAGTAAAACCACAAAGACCGACAAGATATTAAGCAAAAATCAGTAAAATTTGCGTTTATTTGCTAAAAAAGAGTAAAATAATACAAATATTAGGAGTTTACATGGCTGACTACGATTATCAGTATTGGTACAACGAGATTGCTCAATATGATCGTGCCTTTAAAAAGTGGGAAGGTAGAGCCGAAAAGATAGTTAAGCGTTATCGTGATGATTCTCGCAGTCAAAACAACCCTACTTCAAGATTTAATATTCTTTGGTCTAATGTCCAGACTGTCACACCAGCAATTTTTGCTAGATTACCTAAACCAGATGTAAGCAGACGCTTTAGAGATACTGACCCAGTTGGTCGAGTAGCCTCAATGATGCTTGAGCGTGGCTTAGATTACGAATTAGAACATTATTCTGACTATAAGACTGCAATGAAGTCTGTGGTATTTGATCGTTTAATGGGTGGTCGTGGTACTGCATGGGTTCGTTATGAGCCTACTATTACTTCATACGAAAATGAAGAAATGGGTGAGATGATCACCGAAGATGTTGAAGGCGGTGGTTATGACAATGAAGAAATTAGCAATGAATGTTGTCCTATTGATTACATCCACTACAAAGACTTCTGCCATTCAAATGGTCGTACATGGGAAGAAATCACATGGATAGGCCGTAAAGTCTATATGAATCGCAATGCTTTAATTGAGCGTTTTGGTGATGAGTTAGGCAGACAAATACCATTAGATAGTAAGCCAGACACAGGTAAGTCTTACGAAAAGACTACAAACTATAGTAATCAAGCCTGTATTTATGAAATATGGTGTAAGGAATCGAATAAGGTTTATTGGATTAGTAAGTCTTTAGGCGAGATACTTGAGGAACAAGAAGATCCACTAGAGTTAGAAGGATTTTGGCCTTGTCCTAAGCCTTTGTACTCTACATTGACTACAGACAACCTTGAGCCTATTCCTGATTATGCAATGTATCAAGACCAAGCACGAGAGTTAGATACCCTTGCAGATAGAATTGATGGCTTAATCCAAGCATTAAAGGTGCGTGGTGTATATGATGCCTCAAGCACAGAATTACAAAGATTATTTTCTGAAGGCGAAAACAATACATTAATCCCTGTTGCGAATTGGGGAGCATTTGCTGAGAAATCTGGTTTAAAAGGTGCAATTGACTTAGTAGATATTCAACCTTTTGCTAGTACCTTGATGACTGCTTATCAAGCAATGGATCAGGTTAAAGGGCAAATCTATGAGATTATGGGTATTGCCGATATTCAAAGGGGTCAATCAGACCCTAATGAAACTCTAGGTGCGCAGATTATCAAAAGTAATAACGCATCTGGTCGGCTTAAAACAATGCAACATGATGTGGTAGATTTTGCAACAAAGTTACTGCAAATCAAAGCACAGATTATCTGCAAACACTTTCAACCAGAAACTATTGTCAGAATCAGCGCAGTAGATCAGTTAAGACCCCAAGACCAACAGATAGTGCCAATGGCGATAGAACTCCTAAAGTCTGGTGATACTGCATCATTTAGGATTGAAGTTACTTCTGACTCAATGGTGTATCAGAACGAACAACAAGACAAAGCTGATCGCATGGAGTTCTTGAATATGGCTAGTGGATTCTTAGAAAAGTTTGTAGGCATTGGCCAACAAGCACCAGACTTAGTTCCTGTTGCAATGGAAATGCTCAAGTTTGCAGTTACAGGATTTAACGCAGGTAAGCAATTAGAAGGAATGATTGACGAGACTGCTGATAAACTCAAAGAAATCGCATCTCAACCTAAGCAACCACAACCAAACCCTGAGATGATGAAGTTACAGGCACAGGCTCAGATGAAACAACAAGAGTTACAAGCACAAGCTCAGATAAAGCAACAAGAAATGCAGATGGCTGCTCAGATTAAACAACAAGAGATGCAGATGGAAATTCAAGTTGAGAAGTCTAAGCAAGAGTACCAGGCACAAGAAAACACAGTTAAGAATCAATTAGAGCAACAAAGAGATGAAGCTGACAGACAGGCTCAATTTGCATTAGAAAAGTTTAAGATTGAAACTGAAAAACAGAAAGAAATCTTGTTACATTACTTAGATACTGCAACAAAGATAGAAACTGCACGAATTTCAGCAGGTTTAACAGATGGTTCTGTTGCTTACTTTGAGGCTGCGGATACAGTTAAAAACATGACAGATACGATAGGATTCCCAGATATGGCAAATCATCCTCTAGCACCAGTATTAGACAATATGCACGCTTCTAATCAGCAAATGACACAGATGTTCATGGAATTAATTAATAAAATACACGAATCTTCTAACAGACCTAAGCAGATTATCAGAGATGAAACAGGCCGAGTGGTTGGGGTGGCTTAATGGCTCTAATCGTCAAGGATCGTGTCCTAGAAACTTGCTCAACAAGTGGATTAGTTGACTTTACTCTTACAGGCGCAGTAACTGGTTATCAGCGTTTCTCTGCAATTGGTAACGGCAACACTACTTATTACGCTGCCTATGTCATTGGCTCTAATGATTGGGAAGTTGGTATCGGAACTGTTGGTACATCTTCTCTCACTCGTGACACTATCTTATCAAGTTCAACAGGCTCAAAGGTAAACTTTGCAGGTAATCCTGTCGTATGGTGTGACTTACCATCTTCTAAAGCCTTATTTACTGATTCTAATAATAACGCTACTGCTAATTCATTTTTAGGTGGCTTTACGAGTGTTACTGCAAGTGGCACACAGATTGTATTAACTGCGTCATCAACCCCTGATTATGTCGTTACAGGCTCAGGTGGGCAAACAATTAAACTGCCTGACGCTACAACTTTACCGAATGGTTATGTATTTTCATTTGACAATAATCAATCAAGTGGTGCAATTACTGTAAACAACAACTCCAATACTTTAGTGGTATCTGTTCCGAGTGGTGGATATGTTTTACTGAGATTATTAAGTAATTCAATCGCAGCAGGTTCATGGGATAGACATGACTTAGCACCAAGTAATGTATCTTGGTCAACAAACACTTTTGATTATCCAGGCTCAATCACTTCAGCAACATGGAATGGTAATGTTATTGCAGTTAATCGTGGTGGTACAGGTTTAGCCACAGTTACAGCAGGTCAAGTTATTTATGGAAACGGAACAAGTGCATTAGCAACTTCTGCCAACATGACATTTGACGGGAATAAATTAACCCTTGCTAATGATGCAAGTATTAGTGGTATGACAGTTGGTAAAGGTGCAGGATCAATTGCATCAAATATGGCATTGGGTTTTCAAGCATTAAACGCAAATACGAGTGGGTCTGGAATTGTTGCAATAGGTTATCAAGCTCAATATTCTAGCACTTCCGCTCAAAATATGGTATCCATAGGATTTCAAGCAAACTATAATCTACCATTATGTACAGGAAATGGGGTATCAGTAGGTTATTTAGCTGGTTATAGTCAAAACAATTCAAATTGTGGATATAACACTCTTATTGGGTATAAAGCTGGAACTGGTATAACAAGTGGCTATGGTAACTGTTTTGTAGGATCAAATTCACAAACTGGTGCTGGTGCTGGTGGCGCAGTAACAACTGGAGTTCAAAATACAATTATAGGTGGATACGATGGTAGTGCTACACCTATTTCAGAAACTGGTTCAAATTATGTAGTGTTGAGTACAGGTGGCGGTGTTGTTATGGCATACGCTCAAAGTGGTGGTGGATGGTATCAACAAAACAATGCTGTTAATTGGTCTATCACCTCAGACATTCGCATCAAGAAAAATGTTGTATCCTTAGAATCAGGACTTGATGTTATCTCTGCATTAAGACCAGTAGAGTTTGATTACATCGAAAACAATAAACACGACATTGGTTTTATTGCACAAGAATATCAAAAAGTTTTACCTACACAAATTAGTGAAGGTGAAGATGGAATGTTATCTTTAAATCAAAATCTTGTACCATATTTAGTAAAAGCAATCCAAGAATTAAGAGCAGAAGTACAACTTTTAAAATCTCAACTAGGAACTAAATAATGGCTAACAAATCTATTTGGAAACTCTAATATGTTCGGTAATGGTGCGTTTTCTACTCAACCATTTTGCTCAATAGATTACACATCTGCTGGACCAGTTGCGGACACTCACGACTTAGGTGTTATAAAGAAACGCAAGGGATATGAAAAGAAACTAGCCGAAGCAAGACTTAAATTGATTGAAGCAAAGAAAGAACAAAGATTAGCAAGAAGACAGGCCATTAGTGACTTAATTGATCCTAAAGAAATCGTAAGCAAGAGTAAGAAGATTCTTAATAAGATAATCGCAGCAACAAAAGAAATTAAAGAGATTGAACAAGAGCAACATGAATATGTAAACACATTCTATATTGAACAAGAACTAGCAAGAATTACTGCACACTACGAGATTATGCGTATTATGCAGATTCAAGCACAAGATGAGGAAGATGCGATATTAGCGTTATTACTATGAACCCACACCAAGAATATTTAAAGAGTTTCGATCACTTGCACTCTGGTAGATATAACGAAGGTTTCAGATTATTCGAATATCGGTGGCATCCAGAAATTATTGCAAATTTACCTAGTGAATACCCTAGATACCCTAAACATCTGCCGACATGGCAAGGTGAAAGCCTACTAAATAAATCCATTGTTGTCCAAGTCGAACAAGGCTATGGGGATGTTTTTATGTTTGCAAGGTTCTTACCTGCCCTTAAAGTAATGGGAGCAAAGAAAGTTGTCGTAGTAACTCAACAGTCTTTATTTCAAATACTAGGACAGATGGAATGTATTGATGTAATTACTAATCTTACCGACACAGGCCCAGTAATGGAATGTGATTTGTGGATTGGTGCAATGTCATTACCAAACTATAT